CAAGACCTGGCACTCCAGTCCCTGTATGCTATGGAGAGGTTCTAACAGGGTCTACGACCATATCAAGTTCCGTTGATGTCAACCAGGTGGAAGTATGACTCAAATTATTGGTTCTGGTGGTGGTGGAGGTAAAGGAGATAAGGGAGGCAATAAATCTCCAACAACAGCTCCTGACTCTTTAGATAGTAAGAGTTATGCAAAAGTCTTAGATTTATTATCTGAAGGTGAGATTGAAGGATTAAAAGATGGACATAAATCTATTTATTTAGATAATACTCCATTACAAAATACTGATGGAAGTTATAACTTTGAAGATGTAACTATAACAACAAGAGAAGGAACATCAAGTCAAACAAAAATAAACGGATTTGATGAGGCTTCTAATACTATTTCTGTCAATACTGAAGTAACAAAAGGCGATCCAAACATAGGTGTAACAAGAACAGTTTCAACTTCTGACTCACATGATGCAGTCAGAGTTCTTATCAGAATCCCTGCGCTTCAAAAGATAGAAGATGATGGAGACATTGTTGGAACGTCAGTAGCAATTAAAATTCAAATGCAAGTTGATGGAGGTGGTTTTGTTGATAAAATATCAGAAACAATTACAGGAAGAACAGGTGATCAATATAAGAAATCTTATTTAATAACATTACCTGCTACTTATACTACTGGTGTAGAAATAAGAATTTTAAGAACAACAGACAATTCAGGAGATGCCAAACTTCAAAATGCTACTTTTTTTGATAGTTATGTCATTATTACTTATACAAATAATACTTATCCAAACTCTGCGTTAGCTGCTATTCGTGTTAATGCAGAACAATTTAGCAGTATTCCTCAAAGGTCTTATGTCATTCGAGGAATTAAAACAAAAATACCAAACAATTGTACTGTTGACAGTGCAACTGGGCGTTTAATTTATGACGGCACTGCATGGAATGGTACGTTCCAAGCTGCAACGTGGAATAGCTGTCCTGCTTTTGCACTTTATGATTTATTGATTTCTAATCGTTATGGATTAGGAGATCATATTAGTGAAAGTCAGCTTAGTAAGTTTGATTTTTATGCTGCTTCTAAGTACTCAAATGAATTGGTTGCAGATGGATTTGGAGGATCAGGACAAGAGGCCAGATTTTCATGCAATATCGCAATAAGAAGTAGAGCTGAAGCTTTTGATTTAATTAATTCAATGACTTCTGTGTTCAGAGCAATGAGCTACTGGAGCGCAGGAAGTTTAGCTATTTCTCAAGATAAGCCAGTTACTTCTAGTTCTTGTTTATTTACTCTTGCAAATGTAACTCCAGAAGGTTTTGTTTATCAGGGCAGTAGTCAGAAGACAAGAGCAACAACAGTTGTAGTGAAATATTTTGATATGAACCTTAGAAATTATGCGTATGAGGAAGTAAAAGATGACGCAAGTATGTTTAATGGCATAGCGAAGTATGGAAAAATTGTAAAAAACGTAGAAGCTTTTGCTTGTACCAGCAGGGGGCAAGCGAATCGGGTTGGGCGGTGGATGATCTACTCGGAAGCTCAAGAAACTGAAACCGTTACGTTTGCAACCAGTATTGATTCAGGAGTTATTTGTAGGCCAGGTCAAGTTATAGATATTGCTGATCCTGTTAAAAGTGGGTTTAGAAGAGGAGGAAGGATTAAAGCTGCAACAGTTTCTGATATTACGGTAGATGGAACAAATGGAGTTGATACTGATTTACCTCAAGGAGATTCACTTGGATACACAAGAACACTACATGTTCTTCAACCTGATGGATCGGTCGAATCAAGACCAGTTAGTAGTATTAGTGGTTCTATCATTACAAGTGAGACTGATTTTTCCACTGCGCCTAACGTAAATAGTCTTTGGATATTAGAAACAACAGGAGGAACTCCAGCTCAAAATATTCAAACAACTCAATGGAGAGTTATATCAGTTACTGAAGAAGATGGAAATGTTTACGCTATTAATGCTCTTTCTTATAACAGTTCAAAATATGCAAATGTTGAATCAGGTGTTGCTTTAACAGTAAGAGATTTCAGTAACTTAAATGAGATTCCTGCCACTCCTACCAATTTAAGAATATTTGAACAGTTATATAAAAAAGGAAATGAGATTAGAAGTAAAATTGTATTTTCATGGGATGCAGTTTTAGGTGTTAATGAGTACGAAGTAAGGACTAGAAAAGATTCTGGGACATGGAAAGTCCACAGACAACAAGGCCCAGATGATGAAATTTTAAATATTACTTCGGGTACTTTTGAAGTAAAAATATTTAGTTTAAATGCAGCAAGAGTTCCATCTTCTACTGCTTTGACGGGGAGTCTCGCTGCTGCTGGCAAAACTCGTCCTCCAAGTAATGTTACTAATTTTTCTTATTTCTTAGATCCGATTTTAGGCTTTGTTTTGCAATGGGATAAGTTAGTTGCGACTTATCCATATTTTGATGATTTAGATGTTGTTGGATATGAAATTCGCACTACTAATGCTGAATGGGGTTTAGCAAATAATGATTATTATAATCCTGCAAGTCCTGTAGCAGGAGAGAATTTAATAGCAAGATTTACAGCGAATAGTTATAACCTTGGTTTTATTACGACTGGATCTGTAGGTTATTGGATCAAAGCTTATGACAGCCAAGAACAATACAGTACAACTGCTGTTTCCCTTTCTATTTCAATATCGGCTCCTGTCGCCCCAGATGCTTCTATTACTTTTGAAGGGAATGATGTTGTTATTACTTGGGAGAAGGTTTCAACTACAGGAAGATATGCGATTTCTCATTATGAAGTTTCAAAGAGTTCGACCTTCGCAACTATTCTTGAAAAATTAGATACGACTGTTTACAAGAGAAGAGTTGATTTTAGTGGTGGTGCAACATTTTATGTTCGATCCGTTGATACAGCAGGAAATGTTAGTGCAGCAGATGTCCTAACAATCAGTAATACCCAGGCACAGAATTATGGATTAGCTGTTAATTACAACAGTGGAACTTCTGCTGAACTGACATGGACAAGTAAAGATGGAAGTACACCTACTGTTGCCTATGAGTTAGCACACGGTCTTACTACTGGGATAGAAAATAGTGTTTTTTCTTCTGCAACAAATAACCAGCAGGTAAGAGGAACAACATTCTCTTATGTTGTTGATTGGAATATCAATAAGAGATTTTGGATTCGTGCTTTAGATGAACAAGGGAATGCAGGAGCAGAAGAATATGTTGATATTAGTTTCACATTACCAAGTATTGTACCTAGTTTTAATACAGCTTTTAAAGGAATAGGAGGTAAAGCTCTTCTGAAAAGTGAATTAGAACTTACATGGGGAGCTGCAACGAGAGGAAGTTTAAATATTGATGAATATGAGATTAGAAAAGGTGGAACTTTTTCTAGTGCTACTCCTATAGCAACAATTAAAGGTTTATCTACAACGACACAGGTTGATTGGAATGGGACTCAAACTTTTTGGGTTGTAGCAAAAGATATAAATGGAAATTATGGAACTGAAGCTTCACAAGATGCAACTGTTACTCCTCCTGCAAAAGTAGATTCTTTTATTCAAGAAGTTATTGATAACAATGTCTTGCTTAACTGGACAGAAGCAGATTCAATTCTTCCGATTCTTTATTACAACATTAAAAAAGGAGCTAGTTATGCAAGTGGAAGCACTATTGGAACAAAACAGGGATTATTTACAACTGTATTTGAGACTGTTTCTGGGACGTTTACTTACTGGATTGCAGCAATTGATTCTGCAAATAACGTAGGAGAAGCTGAACAAGTTAGTGCAACGGTTAATCAGCCACCAGATTATGTTTTAAGAAAAAATGTTGATAGTACTTTTGCAAGTCAAGGCTCTGTACCTACAACAGTGACCAGTTCAAACGCATTTGCTGATGCAGGAAACTTATTTGTCAATGTAGATACGACAAGAACGTACCAAGATCATTTTATTGGTACAGGTTCAGTAGAATCCCCTGAATTTCCAAATTGGGAATCGTATGGAGCAACTGCAATTTATGGTTTACCTTCTGCTACTTCTGGTTTTTATCAAGAGATTCTTGATTATGGAACAACTTTGGCAGGTACAAAAATAGTTCAAACTTTGACTGGTATGCACGAAGCAGGATCAACTAAGATCACTCCACAAATTTCTATCAGTCAAACTGGGCCAAATGATACTCCAGCAGGAGACGTTAATTATAGTTGGACAGATTATTCAGGTACACAAACAGAGGCTTCAAGCAATACTCATAGTGCGTTTGGAACCAGCTTTAGATATGTCAAATTCCGTTATAACTTCTCAAGTCAAGGAAATGATGACTTATTAAAAATAACTGCTTTTAACATGAGATTAGAAACAAAACAAAAAACAGATTCAGGTAATGGAACGGCAAGTGCAAGTGACAGTGGTGGAACAACTGTCAATTTCAGTATTCCAGCAGAAGGAGGAACTTATTTTGTAGATGTGACTTCAATTACAGTGACTCCAAAAGGAACTTCATCTCCTGTAATTGCAATTTATGATTTCACAGATACTCCCAACCCAACATCGTTTAAAGTGTTGTTATACAACACTTCTGGCACTAGAGTTAGTGGGGATTTCAGTTGGACGGCAAGAGGTAACTAATGGCTAACTGGAGCAATCCTCAACTCACCAGTACATATACAAATTTCTTAGCAGAAGTAAAAGCTAGGGATG